GGTGGAGCAGCAGACAATACTAAATCTTATATTATCGCCAATTCAGGAACCGCAATCGCTATTAGTTTAGCTTCTGGAACAGAAATTGGTGAATTTAAAATATTTTCAAATAGAGGAGCAGGTACAGCAACCATTACTCCTGGATCTTTCGGATCTCTTACTCAGGTTGCACTTGCACAATATCAGAGCGTTAGCTTAATTTGGGATGGAAATCAATGGATCGTAACTGGAAGTTACGGCGCAACGATCACATAATAGGAACTGACAATGGTTGCAATTATTACAAATACTTTTAAAAGGCAGGTTTTAGACGACATCTATACCGATGTTACTGACTCGGCGAATACATACTATATTGGTATTGCTCGTTCTGAAGAATGGAATGATTCTGATCTTGCACCTACTCCTATTAATTCTAAAAGAGAAGAAAGAAATTTTAGACTTGGTTTACAAGCAATGAAAAGCGCCGAGGATATTTCATATGTAATTCCTCGTTATAACTGGTCTTCTGGTACAATTTATTCTTCGTTTGATGATGCAAATTCTGCTTATCCTACAAATGCTTATTATGTTTTAACTGATGAAAACGCAGTTTATATTTGTTTACAACAAGGACGTGATACAGCTGGAGCTGCGGTTACTTCTACTATCAAACCTACAGGTAATGCTACTACTCCATTTGAGACATCAGACGGTTATGTATGGAAATATCTGTATACTATCGGAGCTTTGACAGCTAGTAAATTTACTTCGGCTAACTACATTCCAGTAGAATTTATTGAATCAACAGACTCAAATTCTTCTGCTTTGCAAATTGAGCAAAAAGCAATTCAAGATGCAGCTATTCCTGGAGAAATTGTTAATATTAAAATCCTTGACGGTGGTGTAGGATATGTTTCTGCTCCTACGATTTCATTTACTGGTAATGGTACAAAAGTGCCAAAGGCTACTGCAACAATTTCTGGTGGAACAATTGTTAAAATTGAAATGGATGATTCAGGATCAGGCAAAGCATTTGGCAGAGGATATGATTATGCCGCAGTTTCATTCTCAGGCGGTGGAGGGTCAGGCGCTGAAGCGAGAGCAGTAATTGCTCCAGAAGGTGGTCTTGGTGCCGATCCAAGAAATGATCTAAAATCTACAGCTCTTATGTTTAACTCTCAAATTACTGGAGATGAAACAAACGCATTTATTACTGGTAATGATTTTAGACAAGTAGGACTTATTCGAAATCCAAAAGTAGGAGTTGATTCTGCAGATTCAGCCTTTGAAGGTATTGCTGGAAATGTTCTAAGACGTCTACATTTAGGATCTATTGCTCAAACATTTACAGCCGATAAAACTCTTGTAGGATCTTTATCAACAGCAAGAGCATATATCGATAAATTTGATTCTTTTTATATTTGGTATCATCAAACAGAAGAAACCGGATTTTCTCAATTCCAAGAAGGTGAAACGGTTACAGAGGCTGACGGTAACGGCGAAGGTATTTTAGATTCTGCTGCTATTGATGGAGATGACGATGCGTTCACTCTTCCAACAATAAATAATCTTACGGGCGATTTAATATATATTGACAACCGCGCTGCAATTGAACGCTCTCCAGATCAAACTGAAGATATTAAAGTTATCATTCAATTATAAGATAGGTCAAACATGGCAACTAGATTTACAGAAAACTTATTCTCTACGACCTATAAAGACGATTACCGTGATAGTGATAACTATTACAGAATTCTTTTTAATTCCGGTAAAGCACTTCAAGCTCGTGAATTAACTCAATCACAAACAATCATTCAAAAAGAAATTGAAAGATTTGGTCGTAACATTTTTAAAGAAGGCGCATCAGTAAATCCTGGTGGTCCTACTCTTAATACTCGTTATGAATTTATTAAATTAGACACCACTTCAAATGTTCTCCCTACAGATACATCTGGAATGGTTGGTGATGAGTTTACTGGTCAAACTTCTGGAGTTAAATTTAAAGTTTTAGAAGTAGTTGCTGCTACATCAACTGATCCTGCAACGGTTTACGTAACTTATACCGATACAACTTCGGGTACCGCAGGAACAGAACCTATTCGTTCAACTCCAGGTGAAGAGGCGGTTGGACTTAATTCAGGAGTAACCGTAACTGTACAGGCTACAAATACTACAGCTAATCCAGCCGTAGGTAAAGGTGCTAAAATTTCAGTTGATCGCGGCGATTTCTTTGTACAAGGACATTTTGTTTTTGTTGAAAGACAATCTAAGATTATCGGAAAATATACGCATACTCCTAGTGCTACAGTTGGTTTTAAAATTACTCAAGATATTATTACAGCTAGTGATAATGAAAATCTTTTTGATAACCAAGGCGCAACTCCAAACAGATCAGCTCCAGGCGCAGACAGATATAGAATTCGTTTAGTTCTTGCAACTGAAGATGAAGTAGACTCTGATGAAAACTTTGTATATTTCTGTAGAGTTGTAAACGGTGTTGTATTTGATACTGTTACTGGACATAATCAGTATTCACGAATTGAAGATAGACTAGCACAAAGAACTCGTGACGTAAGCGGTGATTTCTTTATTAATCCATTCTTTATTAACTATGAAAATGATTCTGATGAAGCTTGGTTGCAAGCAGTTGTTTCTTCAGGTCTTGCTTATGTAAATGGTTATAGAGTAGAAAAAAGTTTACCAACAAGACTTCGTATTCCAAAGGCTCGTGATACATTAGATATTACAAATCAGGTATCGGCTGCAAGTTATGGTAATTATGTTATTGTTACCGATCTTGTAGGATTGCCAAATATTAACGCATTCCAGGTTGCTAACTTAAGAGATACTACTGCTCACGGTGGTTCTACTATTGGTACATGTAGAATTCGTGCAGTTGAGGAAGATGGTCCTTATTATAGAATGTACATCTTTGATGTTGTTATGAATAGCGGACAGTCTTTTAGCGATATCCGTTCTATCGGTACTTCAGTACTTAACTATGCTAATATTGTACAAGAAAATAGCCAATCAATTTTATACGATGTAGCAAATAATAATTTGTTCTTTGATCTGCCTTATGCTAGACCAAAGTCTTTAACAGATATTTCAGTAGAAGTACAAAGAAGATTTACAGCCTCTCTTGATCCATCTGGTGCTGCAACTCTTACGCTTACGGCTACAGGCGAAACCTTCTCAAACATTAATGATTGGATTATTTCGGTTGACTCAGACGGCGAGATCATTAGTGATAACGTAACTATTACAGGCGCTGGTACTCAGACAGCTTCTATTTCTGGTGGTCCAACAAGTACAAACGTTGAATTAGTTGCTAAAGTGAATAAAGCTAGTGCAACAATCAGATCGAAAACTTTGGTATCTACTTCAGTCACAAGACCAGTGATTGTAGACGGAGATCAAACTTATATTCCTCTACAAAAACCAGATTTGTTTAAACTTGATCGTCTTAGAGATTCTGACTCTGATGGCGATGATTTGATTAATGACTTTATCGTTGATAATGGCCAAAGAGATAACTGGTACGGCCCAGCGAAGCTAATTCTAAAAGGTGATAAAACTGCGCCTTCTGGAAATGTTTACGCTAGATTCCGTTATTCACTCATGGTGCTTCTGGTGATTTCTTTGCAGCCAATTCATATACTGGTCAGGTAAATTACGGAGATATTCCATCTCATACTCTAAACGATGGAACTAAAGTAGAATTAAGAGATGTTCTAGATTTCCGTCCTCGTAAAACTGATGGCGACTCAGACTTTATTAGTGCTACTGCTCGTGTTAATGAACTTCCAACAAATACAGATCTTATAACATTTGATGGTGAATTCTATCTTCCAAGATTTGATAAAATTGTTTTAGACCAAGATGGTAACGTAAAAGTTCTTCAAGGTAGATCAGCATTAGAACCTAAATTCCCTGATAAACCACCTCATGATTTGCTTTTAGCTGATGTAAAATTAGGTAGCTTTACAATTAGTGATTCAGATATATCATTAGCCCCGTATGAATCTAAACTTTATACTATGGATGATATCGGTAAAATTTCTGCCAAAGTTGATACTTTGTTCGAACTTACATCACTCTCTTTGATTGAAACTGGGTTGTCTAATTTCTCGGTATTTGATTCTACAGGTAACGACAGAACTAAAGCTGGTTTCTTAGTTGATAATTTTGCAAATCAATTAGGATCTAGTTTTACTAATATTGAATATAGAGCTTCTGTAGATCCTTTAAGCAAAACGCTTAGACCAGGATTTAGAGAAGAAGCAATTAGATTAATTTATGATTCAGATCTTTCTACAAATACTGTTCTGAAAGGCGATAACATTTACTTGAAATATAATGAGGTAGAATATATCGATCAGCCTCAAGTTTCAGGCACAATGAATATTAATCCATTTGCAGTTATTACAAATCTCGGTAGTATGGAACTTTCTCCCTCTTCAGATGAATGGAGAGAAACAAGACAAGCTGCTGATGTAGTAGTTGGTGGAGGAACAGTTAATTCATTTAGTGGAAACCAACAACAGTTATTTAACAACTCTCAATGGAACTGGGCTGGTACAAATGTGGGTGCTACTCGTTCTCAAGTTATTGGATCAAGTAGTTCTTCTTCAGCTTCATCGAATACCGTAAATAGCGGAATAGTTTCTAGTGTCGGTAACTGGAGAGGATCTTGGGATCGTACTGATACAACTACTACAACGACTACATCAACAACTTCTGCGGTTGCGAGAGTTGATTCATTCTCTACAATTCGAAGCGTTGTTGGTGAAAGAGTTATTGATGTAGCGATGATTCCATTTATGAGATCTCGTAGAATTAGCTTTAAATGCCAAGGCATGAAGCCTAACTCAAGAGTGTTCCCGTTCTTTGATGGTGTAGAAGTTTCTAACTGGGTTAAGTCTGATACGTTTACAAGAGTAGCTACAACAAATAACGAAGCTGGTAACAGATATAACAGAAATACTGGTCACCCTGATGGAGCAACTTCACTCTTTACTGATGCTGAAGGAAAAGTTGAAGGTGAATTTTTAATTCCAAATACTACATCTCTTCGTTTTAGAACAGGTACAAGAGAATTTAAACTTCTTGATATTTCTGCAAATAAAGAAGAAGATGCAACATCAATTGGCGTTGCAGCGTTTGCTTCTACTGGTGTTTTAGAAACACGTCAAAGAACGATTCAAACTACAAGGGTACGAAGCATTGTTACGTCTACTCAATCGTCTTCATCTTCGACCTCAAGAACTACAAGAGGCACGGCTAATATTAATGTTTGGAATGTGGTAACAGGAGAACGCCGCGTTAATGGCACAGTTGTTACTCCGCCAAGAACTGTTCGTCAAGTAGATCCATTAGCTCAATCATTCTTTGTTTCTGATCAAGATGGTGTATTCTTAACAAGCGTTGATATTTTCTTCCAAACTAAAGATGATACGATTCCGGTACAATTGCAAATCAGACCTATGATTAACGGTTCTCCAGCATCTTATGATACAATTCCTGGATCAATCGTATTTAAATCTCCGGCTTCTGTTAATACTTCGGCTGATGCATCTTTGGCTACAAACTTTGTATTTGAAGAACCAGTTTACTTAATGCCATATGAAGAATATTGTATTGTTCTAATTGCAGAAACTGATAACTATAATGTTTACATTGCAGAAACTGAACAATTTATTTTAGGTTCTACAGAGAAACGTATTACAGCTCAGCCTACACTTGGTTCGCTATTTAAATCTCAAAACGCTTCTACTTGGGAGCCTGACCAAACTAAAGACATGATGTTTAAAATTAATCGCGCAGAGTTTACATCAACCTCTGGTGAAGCGATTATGCAAAACGCATCAGTTCCAGTTAGACTATTAGATCCCGATCCAATTTCTACTGTAGCAGGATCTACAAGAATGACAATGTATCATCCTGATCATGGCTTTGTTGTAGGCGATAACGTTACAATTTACGGATTTGATTCTGCAACAAATTATGATGGCGTTAAAGGTACATCTATTCTTGGTAATAGAACTATTGACAGTGCTGATAATGATTATATTTCGTTCGATGCAGATTCAGCTGCGACAGCTGGAAAATCTATCGGTGGATTTGTTGTAGAAAATTCACAGAATTATGGATTCGAACAAGTGTTCCCATATGTAGAAACTAATTTACCTCAGTCTACAAGCATTGCAGTATCTGGTCTCTTTACAAGCGGCAAATCAAATGCTGGTAACGAGTCTCCATATATCAAGGATACGGTATATAGTCCTCTGTCTTTGAGAGAAAATAATTTCTTTGGAACTCCAAAGGTTATTGCGAACGATGCAATTGAAACTGCTAACTTAGCAGCTGGTACAAAATCAGCTACTATTAAAGTAGATATGGATACAACATCTAATTATGTAAGTCCGGTTCTTGATTTGCAGCGCGCGTCTCTTTGGTTAACACATAATAGAATTGATAATCAAGATTCTGATGGATCTTCTGCAAACAATATTAATATTCCATTAAACTTTGTTGCGGAAACAAATCCGACAGGTGGATCTTCGATTGCTAAACATATTACAAGACCTGTTACTCTTGCAGCATCCGCGGTTGGACTTAAAATTATTTTGGCAGCGAATAGACCTTCTGTTGCAGACTTTGATGTTTATTACAAAGCAATTAGCGATGATGCATCATTTGGAGATGTAAATTGGGTTGAAGTAAGTAAAGAAGTTAACTTACCATCAGATGAAAATCCAGGTATATTTAGAGATTATGAATATATAGTTGGTGGACCTGGAGGATTATCTGTACCATTTAACAGATTTATTATTAAGATCGTTATGAGAACCTCGAATAACGCTAAACCTCCAACATTTAAGGATTTGAGAGTAATAGCCTTAGCAGTGTGATGAGTGATAAAAGATATAAAAAAGTTGAGGGATCTCAAGGACTATTTAGAGATCCTTATAACAACGCAATAATTAATATGAACGTTGATGAAATTAAAAAAGCTAGAGAATTAAAAGCGGCTAGAAAGCAAAAAGCTTTAGAGTTCGAACAAGTAAAAGAAGACGTACAACAAATGAAGAGCGACATGTCAGACATAAAATCTCTTCTTCAGAAATTGGTGGACAAATAATGGCAAGGATTTATGCAGATTTAAACGATCTCATCAGTGAATGGAGAGATAAATTTAATGACTTGAGCTATAGGGTTGGAGACCTAACTACTCTTGCTACAGGAGGAGATTCTGATCTTGTACAAGCTATTAATGAACTTCATACAGAAGTTACAGATAATAGTACTACTCTTGCAGCCCTTTCTATTCTTGATTCAGCCGGCGTTATAGCTTTAATCGGTGGCCAATTTCCAGCTGGAACCGATGATCTAGCAGATTCATCAGTAACTGAAATTAAAATGGCAAATGACGCCATAGGTTCTGCTCAACTTAAAGATGTTCAAAATTTAGCTATTTACGATTCAGATGCGACCTTATTAAAGGTAATATATGGTGCAGGGGCGTAGTAATGGCAGTTTATCGCCCACTCAAAAGGGTCGGATCTGATATTCAAGTAATGACAGAAGCTGAATATAATCTCATTATTGATGAGGTTATTAGGCTTTATGGCACTAATCCAGGTATACAATTATCAGTGACATCAGACGCTCCTGAAGGAGCTTATGAAAATAAACTTGGAACACTCATTGAATATCGACTACAAGCTGGAACGGCATATGTTTCATCCTCTCCTTTATCTAGCCCTACAGGATTAACTGATCCTCCGGTATATTTACCTGTGAGTTATGGCCTCACTCTTCAAACATTAACTTGGCAATCTAGTTTTCCATACAAAGATAGGCCCGGAAGCGTATATGCAAATCACTCTCATCCTGTACAATATTACGGACCGGGTAATTCAATTCAACCAGGATCTTGGTATACTTTCTATGAAACGTTTATAGCTCCAGCTCTTACTCGATTAGCAACCGGAACTTCGATTAGTTCGGCAGAACATGCTGGTACTTATTTTATATCTACTAGTCAATCTGAAACTGATGCTACTTTAATAAGTAGTACACCAATATTTACTGATACCATTTCTGATTATGCTGCTTTTGCTTCAGGCTCTTTGCCAGAAGCGATAGATCAACCGGATGCATCGACTACTCCATTTTATTTGCATAGAGTAGATCCTTTATCACAAGCAGATTTTCCTTTGCCTTTAGTTTTATGGGGCCCAGATAATCAACTTAAAACTATTGATAGATCTGTATTTCAACAGATGCTATTAGATTTTGTGCAATACTGGTCTGTCGATCCCAGTAATGTGACTTCTACTGCAATCCGTTATCAGTATGGAGATAATGCATACTTAACTTCTCAAGGAATGGTATCAAGAGGCACTGGTTTAACAGATACATATACTAGTACGTATATAGAACGTATAGATCAAAACGCACCTAATCCAAATGCCACTGCATATTATGCACAAAATGTTCCGACTGCCTCAGCTAGTGTTCAAACTACTAAGTATTTAGGAATAGGATTATTTTAATGAAAGGTTTATTATGGCAATTTTTTCAAACAAGATCGAACAAGTAAAATTTGTAGATCGAAAAGAAAAAACTATTGAAATACTTTATCATCAAG